AACCTTCTCTGCTATCTCGCCTGACTCACCACACAAGCCCAACGTAGGGTATAGAACCTTATGTGTTGCAGGGTATATAGCAAAGCTAACTGCTTTAACTTGGTATTCTCTTAAACTATTCATTTTTCTCTCTCTCTTTAACTATTATGTTACTTACCTCAATATCATCTACATCATAAAATGTATCTGACACTAAATCCTTTACATCATCTGGATGTGACTCTTCATGCGAAGACAATATATTGTTAGACTTACTGACCATTACCTGTAAGGTTACATCAAAATTCTTATCGCTCATTTGTGTTTCTCCGCAAGAGCTTTATTCATTCTAGACAGATACCACTCTGCCTTCTTCATATCCTCAACACCATTACCCTTGTAGCGGTATCTATGTTGATACTTAATCATGTTGCCATGACAATACGCAATGAAACCATCCAGGCCTACAACTTGTTTGATGTAATCAATACACTCAATACCTTCTTGGTTGTAGTGTGCAGGTTTGTTTACAGGATCGAACCCTTGATCTTCCTGCTGCTTCTCTAAATTCCACTTAGCCATTATGCATTACCCTTTGTCTTTGTAAATTTAGTCAATGTTATTACGTTACTGTCTTTGTCTGTTTCATAATCAGAAAAAGGTGAATCACCTAAGTCAGCAAACAACTGTTCACGCCACTTGATTACTTCATCTACAAGCTCTTCCTTATCGTCTGAGTAAGATAGAAACGATGTCATGAGTGTTATGATATGAACCATACCACGTTGTATGTTTAAGTCTAGAGAGATTGAGTCATTCATAGCCACACCAGTAGCTACATCACCTTCCCACTCACCATTATCTTCATACAAAGGCTTGATAACCAGAGCTACTTCATCGTCGTCTAACTGAAACACCATTAATCTTTCCTTTTTGTTTTAAGCACTATCCTATCATTTTTAGATCTAGTACCCTTCTCTGTCAACCATTCTTCGGGTATTATTCTGTGTGACCAAAGAAAATTATTCTTATCACACCAATCACAGTATCTACTCTTAGCACCCTTGTATAACTTGGCGTTAGCGTTGCTAAATACAAACCTAATATCTAATTCTGGATGTTGTTTCTGTATGGCTAAATGTTTACGCTTATCATCATTATCAAGTATTCCTTTTGTCTCAATTATGATGCCGTTGTCTAACTCAAAGTCTGGTGTATAAGTTCTGTAGCGTAGGTCTTCCCACTCTATCTTTAGTAACTCATACTTAACTTCTTTCTGGTGTTCAGTTAAGAATGCAGCGGCCTTAGTTTCCAAGCCACTGCGGTAACGCCTAGAATTATGATATCTAGCTGTAGTTCTTTTAGCCATCAGTAGCTTCTTCTTTATCCTTATCTGAAACGGCTGCCCCTTCAATCAGACCTGCTAGTTGATTGCATCGTGCTTCAAGTACTTTAAATATATATTCATGTCTTTGCATCTCTCCTTGAGCTATTAATACTTCATTGTATAGACCTTTTTGTTCTTCATTAAAGTCTTCAGTATCATATTCGGTATCATTTATAGTTAGTTTAGGCATTCTATTCTTCCTTTAAAGTTATATAGTCAATCATTGGTGGATTCTTAGCCTTAGAGTTAGGTGAAGGCAAAGTCTGTAGTGTAGGCCAACACTTATGCTTAAATGCACAGAAGCCACATGTAACCCCTAACTTAGTGTTACCTGTTTTCTTGCGATAAAACGTTTCTTCGATAGCCTCAAATTCACGTTCAAAAGGTTCATCATTGTTGATGTAGTTTGTCAGGTCTTCGATATCATCAAGTACTGCCTGTTTGTCTACACTATCTGCAGAGACATACTTAAATTCGCCGTTAGCCTTGTTGACTACCCACCAACCACCAACCTCTTTACCTGCGCCCTCTGCGTAGCCTACAAGCTGTGGGATATAGCCAAAACTATCTCCTGTAGCTAAGGCATCAAAGGATGCAAACTTGTTCTGATATGACCAAGGTGAGGCTGACTTTACATCGTCAATCTTACCGTCTAACTCCATATCGTATTCACCTTTAATCTCAACACCATTAGGCAACTTAAGAGTGACGTAATCGTTGTCGCCAAACTCAACGTTTGATGCTCTCATGATACCCTTGAATACAGCTTCAACTATATCACCTAATATCATGTTCATCAAAAAGTGTGGTGGAAAGGGTGTCTTGTCTTTAGGTTCATTCTTTTCAAACCATAGCTGACATCTTGGCTTACCTATGTTAGACATACGCAAACGAAAATCATCACGAGGACCACTGTCGAATTGCTTAAACAAAGCATCCTTAACATCAGAGGCGACTTTATCAGCCACCTCTTCAGTCATAGTGGACTCACCTGCCATAGCCTTTTGTAGGAATGATACCATAGCTAATTCTGCAGGATGATTCATTAGTCAGCATCCACATCTACAATAGAACCTACAAGCTCAGCGTCTGCTGCACTCATACCCTTGTCAGAGCGTTCATTGTATAAGTCTAGGATCTTACCATTGCCATACTCAATAAAGCTTAAGAAGTCCTTGAGTGTTTGGTTGTCAGCCTCAGAAAGTTCTACCTTATCTCCTGCCTTAGCAGTGATGTAGCCAAACGTAGCACCTGTAGGGATTGAACCCTCTTGTCCTGCTAATTCTAGCGTAGACATGATAGGTAAGAGATTAGCTCTTTGTACTGTCTTCAAAGCACCATCTAAGTTCTTTAGACTGTCACGGTTCTTTACATCCATAACAAAAGGTAAGTCTACATACTCTTTCGAGATAGGCTCACCTCTTTCATCTATAGGCGCTTTGACAGTGAGTAGACCCATAAAGATCTTCACACGTTTCACAGTACGCATTAGATCCTTAGTTGCTTCTGGTAAGGCATTCCAATCCTCAACATAGCCAGAAGGTCTACCTAAGTTAAACCCACCTACGCTATCCTGTAGATCACCATTGAGTGATGTAGTCATAACAGACTTCTCCATCTCATTAGTTGATGCATTCCAACGTTGCCATTGTTGGCGCTGGGCGAATACACGAATGCTTATCTGTTCTGAGTAGAACACATCGTCACCCTGCGTAATCTTGTATGCACCTACAGGTACTACATCTGTCTTGATCTTCTTACCTGCAAGCTCCATTTCACCCTTGAGGGCTGTACTTACAACGTTGATACGTGCAAGAGAAGATGCTGATTGTTTATTTTCTGCGGATACACCCATCAGTTCAGCCATAGAGGCATTATCCATGCCAGTTATTGATATTTCTGTACTCATTATTTACCTCATGAGATTTGTGTTAAAGAGACTCAGTTATACCGTCAAACGTCCTGTACGTCAAGCCAATTCGGACCTATTTTAGATTCTAATAGCAGTGGTACATTCATTTTAACGCCATAAGATTTCTCTATCAGGTTGGTTAAATCATCGTTCATGTCTTCAATTATCTGTAATACCTCATCTTTCTCCTCTGGATGCACATCTGCCACACTTGAATCATGTACAGTATTAACTAAACAAGATTTTAGATGCTTCATCCTCTCTTCCATTTCAATCAACACAACAGGTACAACATCACCAGTAGCAAAGCCTTGTACTGGATAGTTCTTAATCATGGTAAAGTGTGATACCCCACCCCTTGCATTGCGCTTAACATCAGGGAAAGCATACTGTCGCCCTGACTTATTAGTTATCTTATTAAATCGTATAGCCTCATTGCCTAACTCTTTGTGCCATGCCGCTACACCCTCATACTTCTCGTTGAAGTGTATGTAGTACGCCTCTTCAGCTTTAGATCTTCCATAGCCCGTAGCTCCGAAGAGGGGGGCAAATGTATGAGCCTTGGCATCCTGGCGAGACGTTGGTTGTCCTGCATCTGATATAACTTTAGCAGTATAACTATGCACATCAAACCCTGTAGCTATCTCTTGTATGGCAACAGGATCTTGAGATAGGAACGCAGCAACTCTAAACTCAAGCTGAGCAAAGTCTGCCTCTAGAATGTGACCATCCTTCCATCGGGATACAAACACCTTCTTAACAGGGAATGTACCGCCTCTCGGCATGTTCTGCATGTTAGGGTTACGTCCACTGAAACGTCCAGTAGCTGTAATATGTTGAGTTAAACCTACATGCAGGAAGCCATCAGACTTAGTGAATGTGTCGATACCCTCAACAAAAGCACTCAGGTAGCTACTAACAGCAGACAAACGTTTCAAGTCAGTCAGGAATGATACAGCTTCATCCATCTTTTTAGTCTTGGCTGTACCAATCAATACATCTAAGTTATCCTTACCAGTGCTAAAACCATTGGCACTAACCCACTTCTTACTAGGCGCAGCAAAACCTAGACCTGCTAAATGATTTAGTGGTTTAAGCTGATAGCCTCTAGCTTCACAGTCTTTGCACTTGTTAGGCCTGGCGAACTTTGTACCATCCTTTTTGATACGATACACCTTGCCTTCACCCTGACAGGTTGGACATGTAAATGCCTTAGTCCTACGTATGATAGTACTATTAGCTTCTACTGCTGCCCTAAATTCTTTCTTGTTATACGTATGGTCAAACAGGTCTACCCATTCTTTCTTGTTGTTAGGTTTACAAGAGAATACAACCTGAGACATTTGCTCTGGAGAGTTGAGATTGATAGGTGTATCACCCATAATCCTGCGTACCTGTTGTTGTAGCCTGTCTTCTATACCTGCTTTCTCTTGCTCAAACTCTAGTCTTACCTCGTCAAGGGCTGATCTATCCACCCTGATTCCTGACATGTACATTCGGGTGAGGGTTTTGCAGGTGCGGAAGGTAACGTCTCTGATAGTGTGTAACGACTTTGACTCTGGCTCGGCGTAGTCTGCTTCGATATCGTGGAACAACTCACGAGTGGTGTCGAGATCGCCCCTAAGATAAAAGCTAAGTTCATCCAACGGTATTTCATTTGTGTTGTATCCTTCCTTAAAGTAATTCTTGAGTGTGTCTTGCTTCTGCATTTCTAATTGTCTGCGTTGGGCGCATCCATCAAGACTGAGTGGTAGCTTCTGACCTCTCAACAATATGTACTCGGCTAACATCGTGTCATAGATAGCTCCATCATACTTAAATCCACACTCCCAGAGCCACATCATATCGTGTTGTGCATTGTGCATGATTAAAAGCTTTGTAAGGTCCAGTACATCTTGAATAAGCTTACGCCCAGCGCCACTGGTATCTTTCTTTTCTTGATGGTCTATGTTAACAATGTGTGTCTCGTCAGGCGCATCTGCATTCTGCATACCAACCTGTACAAGAAAGTTTCCCTGCTCATAAGGATCTAGATGCCACTTATTGTTTCGTCTTTGTGTTGTGTTCTCTACATCTAATACTAATCTCATTATCTCTCCTATGCGGTGTATAGCGATCTACCACCATCTAATTCACAGTGAACAACCCCATGCCATCCACCCTTAAGTTTATTCTTTGCTATGTTTAAGTGTCGCTGAGTATCCTCTTCATCAGCACCTTCAACTATAGGGTTCTTACTTATTA